GCCGTAGCAGCACCACTATCACCAGCCGTGGCAGCACCTCTATTACCAGCCGTGGCAGCACCATTATCACCAGCCGTGGCAGCACCACTATTACCGGCCGTGGCAGCACCATAATCACCAGCCGTGGCAGCACCACTATCACCAGCCGTAGCAGCACCTCTATAACCAGCCGTGGCAGCACCATAATTACCAGCCGTAGCAGCACCTCTATCACCAGCCGTAGCAGCACCACTATCACCAGCCGTAGCAGCACCACTATCACCAGCCGTAGCAGGTTTTCCCGGTTCCGCATTACACTCGTTAGTACACCGTTCCTTGACATAAGATACAGCTGCTTTCACAAGCCCCCTTATATCAAGCTCAGCACCTATTCTAATTTTTGAAGAACAAACCTTGTCACTTTTTGAATCGTTTATTTTACCACTCTGCTCAACCTCACAAAATCTTGACCCGGCCGGCGCATAGTAACCAAAAACATCCAGAGGATAAGGACATGCATGAAAACCTTTCTCGCATACCTTTATGTCGCCTGTTTCTTCATATTCCTTACCTACCTCATACTTAAACCCTCTACAAGATAAATCCTTATCAAATGCTTTATAAGCCTTTATTTTCTGTTCCATAATATAATGTAATACTATATAATACTGCCTATTTGGTCCTTAATGCCTAATATTTCATTGAAATACGCCTTAATTTCGTTTTCACTACTTTCTTTAGATAATGTTATATTTGTTGACATATTATTAACTTTTTGTGGTAACTCCGCAATTACCCGTTACGTATTTGAAACACCAACGAAGTCATTAATTTTACTTATTGGGTATTTTTTCGCATCACGTTCGTTGAATGAAATATAAGATAGAGCCATTTGTAACTTATCCTCCATCCTGTCTATATCATCTTTATAATCGCTTCTGTCAAGTTCCCAATACAAAAGCCTTGACGGGTCATTAACCGGGCGTAAATCAAATGGATCATCATCAGATTTACCGTCATATACGATATAATACATTTTATCTACATCGGGATGGGAAAGAAAATGCGACATTAGCTGCCAATAGTATTCCTCTATAGCCTGTTCTTTTGTTGCTTCTCTCAAATATTCAATCTTACTTTCAGAAGTAAAGCATTTCACTTCGGCTATATAAGATAATTTACCATTGACATCAAATCCATACCCATCGGGAGAATCGCCATATCCATCATAGATATTATCGACAAAAACAATTTCGTCAAAATCATCCGCACAGGACATTAGTCTGGAGAACGTGTTATGGTTAAAACACTCGATAGCGTCTTTTTCATGATCCTTCCCCCACTCCATGTCATAAGTGGATATATGTCGGCATGGTTTGTTTAACCTTCTTTCCCTTGCAACCTGATAAAGATAAGAAATAGCTGTATCCCCAAAAGGAACATCAACTGTCTTTCTCTTTACACCCTGTTTTTTTGCAATATCTAGTTCGGAAGGTGTCATTTCCCTTCTCCCGGAAACCATAAGTTTTCCAATGGCGGAAGAGGTGATTTTACCACACCTCTTCATAAGCCATAATTTTTCTTTTTCTTCCGCTTCCATTATTTTTTAACTGATTCGTTAAACAATTTCATAGCTTCAGCGTCCACATCATAGCTTGCCGTGATGTATCCAATGTCGCATTTCCCACTTTTCAATGCTTCCAATGCAGCATTGAATTTATCAGAGTTCACTGTCATCTTCTCTTTCTGTGGTGGTGGCGGAACATCACGCCCTATACGCAATCCGTAGACCTTTCCTCCATCGCTTGGGTCACGTGTCAGTTCCTTGCATAATATGACACGAAAATCACGGATGGTTTCAGGATAATCAGTTTGAGCCAGCTTAGTAAGACGTTTGCGGTTCGTACTGTTCAATAGCATAGGTTTAGGAACAAGGTTTGTTTCTTTAAAGTAAGCAATCCATGATGGTTTCTTACTACCTTGTACCTTTGCATTCTCATCCCATACGATATGGGATATTGTAGCAATAATGGACTGACCGTTAGGGAGTATTTCTACTCCCACATAATCAGATTGACTTCCAGTTCTCCAATGATGGAGAACTTTGTTTTGTTGTTCGTTTGACATGGCATTAATGTTAATTTTTACACACATTTTAAAACGTTAATTCGTTCGGGGCGATACCAACGCCCACTATCAGTTATCATAAATGAATCACCGAATACTTTTCTACCGATATTAAGCGCACCGTTGACATCAGCATTGATAACCTTTCCAACTGCCGACTTGAACAGTCCTCGCTTGACACGCTTGCCGAGATAACTCTCATGCTTGCATATATCCTCCATAGACAGAGCGTCACATTTGCTCGTGTAGCTTTCCTCATGTTCGATATAGCTGATACCTGCAAGCTCGCACTTGTATCTAAGGCAGCTTCTCAACCTCGCAAAAGGGATGAATGTAAACTTCTGATTGTTTACTCCGCCCATATTGACGGATTGCTTCCATCCTTTGTTGTAGCCTACAGCAAGAGTGCCTATATGGTGTGATACAAGATAATCAACGATACGCCTGCTTGTCTTGTGCATCGCATCATTCATAAACCGTTCACGTTTATCATACATCTTTCTCATTCTGTTTGTCAGTTTCTCTATACCCTGCCTGTCCTTTATGGATTGCAGCATGGATAATTTTTTGTTAAACCATCTGTTATATGACTTGATAACCTTGCCGGAAAACAATAGCGCATTACATCCGCACACCAGCGTGGCAAGGTTGTTCACACCCAAGTCTATCGAAGCCATACCAGTACCGACATTATCCGAACAGTCACAATCATATACAACCTCCACGGTCATGTATGTACGCTTTGGAATTATCCTAACCTGTTTGAACCGTTCGATTCTGTCCTTGTATTTCTCCCATTGAGGAACGGGTATTTTCAAGTCACGGTCAAGGATTATATACCCGTCATGTATCTTGCACGACTGGTTGGTATATATCGCATTGCTCATCCCTCCACGTTTGTGATAGCATGGCAGTTCGGGCTTACCGTTATACTTCCCCGGATTCTTAGACCAATCCTTTACAGCCTTGACATATCCCTTCATTGCCTTGTCAAGCACGCGCAATGTCTGTTGGGCTACGTGTGATTTCACAAGCCTGTAATTTATCGTACCTTCAAGGTTGGTGACATTTTTCATTATCCTGTCCAAGTCGGGATAGAACAGCCACCTGTCGTTATCCTTCAACTCGTTACGGACAATATACAACGCCTGGTTGTACAGGTTGTTCGTAACACGGCAGATAGCGCAAAGCCTGTCGGAATGGTTGATGTCAAATTTATAAACTAATTGCATATTAGCCAGTATTATGTACTTCTATATAATAGTGTAAATTCGTTCTAATGCCATAGTTATATACAAACCTACAACACCCGAAAGATTTGTTGAAGAAAACAATCTGCTTAGGCATAGGATTAAGTCTATATTTATATGCTCGTTTCATATTGCAAATATAACTATAAATCAAATTACAACATAACTAATTTTGTTAAATGGTGTTTAATTGACTATAAATACCATATTAAATTTAGCTAGGTAAAACTACAGTTGAATTTCCCGTTTTGTCTACAATGACGCTCTTTCCGCCTATGACAGCTTCCGTCTTGTGTCCACTTGGGTATTCCGATAAACAGGAATCATTTTCCACTTCATACGGATATACATCCATAATGGCGGTTTCGGCTATGGATGAAATCACATAGTCTGCCATTGTACCTTTCATTCCTTCGTCCAGTTTCTTTACAGCATCTCTCAAATCGGCTGCCTGAACAAGCATATAGCATGATGTCTTTTTTTCCGCTCCGCTCTTTTCGTCCAGCGTGATGTAATACAGCTTGCATTTAAACCAGCGATCGGCTGCATCTTCCTCAGAGGGAAACAGTTCGCTGTAGTTGGAGCGTTTAATGTCCGAAACAGTGAACTCGCCACTGATAAACGGTGTCATTTCCGATATAATACGTGCTTCCGCCTCAGTAAAGCTAAGCGCATCAACCAGGTATTGCTCACTTACTTTCTTACTCATCCCATTTTCTGCTACTTTTTCGTAGCGAATTTTACACTCAAAAAATGTTTTCATGTCTATTATTATTAACAAATTAATTTAATCAAAATTGAAATTATCCTCACCACTTGGCTCTTCGTCAGGCATATCATTACCAAAATCCATCGGGATGAACCAGTCTGAAATATAGTCTTGCATGATTTAATCCTCCTGTTCTTGCTTGAAATATTCGTACTTTATTTCCCCATTTATGATCATGTCCATAATTTCTTCATCGGAAGATGTGGCTATCTTCATCATAAACTCATCTTTCTTCACCTTTTCAATATCTTCATTTTCAGTATTCCCCACCTTTTCCAACTTTTCCATCTTTCCTGCCTTTTCAGACATATAAGACACAGCATCTTTAGCTATTTTCAAGGCATAATCTGAATCGTATAAAGACATCATGGATTGAATGTATATTCCGTTAATCCTGTCAAATATCTCCTGTTGGGGAAGGCTTAGAAACTTTGCCGTATTCGCTCCCATCATCACCTTTATCTGCCAAGATGTTTTTATATTCACTATGTGAAGCCATCCCTCTTTGATAGGGCTTTTAATAATATAAAAGTCACCTACAATATATCCTTCGTCTATATCTTTCTTTTTCATAACTTGTATTTTTCCAAAGCAAGAATCATTTTATGATCTTCAAGGGCTGATTTTATTGTATCGTCAATCATCTGGTTATGCGTTTTAGAATTTATATCCAATTCTGAAACATTACATCCGTTATCAATCTTATTCTGAATACTGAAATAATAATTTCTTATTTCCAGCACATTCTTATGTATCTCTTCTCGTGTCATTTCCTGGGCAAAAATTTATTTTTAACAAATGATAAAAGCATCACGGATATTTCATCGGCATATCTTGCAAAATCATCCTGGTATTTCTCGTCAACATTGTTATCCATCCATAGTATTTGATTCTTTGCCATAGTACCTACCTTTTCAAGCGTTTCAAACATTTGAAGGCTAGATCCGGGGAGTGTTTTCTTTAGCATTTCATTCAACTCAATGGAAGATGAGTGGATAATATCAGCACAGAAAGCAATGGCGTTGACATACATCATCCAATCCATTTTCTCATCATCAGACATCTTCTTGATAATATCCATGCCCCTTACATATTTACCGTCAGGATAAGCCTTGATATATGCTTCCTGGAACTCCTTTATCTTAGCTGTTACACGAGAGCACTCAACCATACGGCCTTTCTTGATAAGATCGTTCTGCTGCTTGCGTAACTCTTTCATCTTTTCCTCTCTCTCACACTCCTGTATTAACAAATGTCTTTCCATCTTCAATTATCTTTAATTATCTTTATAAGTTCTTTAAACTGGTCCGCAATTATTTCTAGTTTTCCTTGTATCTTCTGATTCATATTCCCGTCCTTGTAGGAACTCTGAAATCCTTCATAACGTGAATCAATGCTAGAATAACAGAATGAATCAGACGTGATGTTTACCATCGTATTGTCACCGTCTATGAACGGTTCAGGTATGTCTACTTTTATTATCATAGCAATCCGAAATTGTTTAGTTTATCAATCGTTTTTAAACTTTTTAAACATCTCATCTCCCAACACTCCGCTAATGAACATGGTAAGTTCTATTTCCCATTCATCTTCCTTGCCCTTCACGAACGGATAAGTAAGCTGATGCCATTCATGGTAATCAAACAGCTTCATACGAAGCGGATAATAATCAAACATTTTCTTGTTTTCATAAAACACACGGATATGATTTTTCTTAATCTCCGTGTAAGACAAACCGTAGTAATCCAGTATCTGGTAGAATTTGTCCATGGGGGTAAAATTACATTTCATGCTTTATATATTCTTTTAGTTGTTTATGCAACGATTTCATATACTCTATTATTGTATCCGCATTAGGGTCTGAAAAGTCTACATCCTTTATGTTTTTCAACTTTACCCCATACACTGAAACAACAATAACTTCTATGATGTTATGTTCTCTATCTTCACGGTATAACACATCTTTAATGCTAGATGTATTAATGATGGGAAAGTCACAAATTTTTATTAAAGATTTATACTTACCTAGCATCATTGGCATTATTGACGTTATGTCGTTTTCTACAAAATCAAAAAACATATTCTCATCATCTCCGCAATCTACTGTTTCAAGAAACATACGGATAACTTCCCACTCTGATTTTACGTGAAAAGTATTATCTGACTTGTCTACAAAGATGCCATCACCAAATCCATCCAACGATTTCTCGGAAGCGGTGTACCCTAATCGTTCAAGTCTGTTTCTTATGTCGCTTGAATCCTTTCTAATCAATACCTTCATGGCAAATATTATGTTTAATTATTATTGTCGATTCCTTCGGTAGACTAACCTGTTCACTGTTTTCCTTGTTGGTCAAAATGTATCTTTGCCCGATATCACTAAACAGGAAATCATCTTTTACGAAGGGTATTTTATTTCCGTCATACCCCACAATAAAGCAGTTTTGAAAAATTTCTAGTAGAATCATGGTCTTTTGTTTTAATGGTTAATAAAATCGGGGGAACGCTTTCCCCCTAAACTTTCATTATAGATATGCTTGCTTCTACACTCAAACATGATGCAAATATAGTCAATAAAATGACATACTATCAAACATTTTAAAATACATATTATTTATTCACATTTGTTAAAGTATGCCTTAAATACATTCACATTGTATATATTAACCTGTCCATAGTTAGCATCAAAAATCTTTTTCACTTCGTAACCTAGCTCGTAAGATATTACTTTCATCTTTCTCCAGCTAACCTTTCTCCAGTTTACACCGTTTTCCTTTGACCATCTTTTGATACTATACCATTCCTTGGATTCATCTAGTTGTTCCGTCTTTAGTTCTAGTTGTAGCTTTGCTTCCTTGTTTTCTAAGGTTAATGCTTGATTCCTTTCATACTCATCAGCCCAAGCCCTAGCAGCTTCGGCAGGATTGTTGAAGTTTGGAAGTCTTGATGATATAGAAGTATTTCCCGTGGTAAGAAACTCTTCGATCTTGTCATCTACCCAAATAGCAAAATCAGTGGATAATTTTTGAGCAACCCTAAGAGCTATTTTTTGATGTGCCCATGTTCCTTGCTGTGATACATTTCCTCCCTTTATAATTTGCAGTAAATCAGTCGAAATAAAATTTTTTATTTCGCTCAAACGATTTACATAATCAGTCATTTCCTTAGAATTTATAATAGTGGATAGATTTTTATCAGGAAATAACCTAGCAAAATCTGTAAGACATACAAGGATATATCCATTCATCTTACGCATCCTAACATTTATTCCATTATAAGAAAATATCTTACCCATTTCGGAGGGATTTGCCGTACTTAAAACAACACCTGTGTCATTTAAGTTTTCTTCATTAAACTGTCGCATAAATAAAAAAAAAGAAGCAGAGATCTCTTCAACTTGCGACAGTTATACATTAGACTTATGAAAAATGTATGAAGAAACCTCTGCTTATATTTTAGGTAGCAGCTATCATTATAAAACAAAAAAGTCCAAAAACTATCGCACCGCAAAGATACATAAAGTTTTTATAATACCAAAAAAAATCATTATTTTTGCAAAACAATTAAAATGAGTAATATATGGCAAAGAAAGTGATTAGGGTGAATGTTAAATCCCCTAAAATAACATCAAATAAAAAGGCATCTCCCGTAAAGGTCAAGATAAACATGAAGAATACGGGAGGATTACAGCCCACAGGAAAACAGAAATTATAATCTACAACAGTTTCTAAAACCATCGGTTATAGATTGATGATTATTTATATTCCTATCTCCGAATCGTTGATGTAGATACAATGCAATAAAGAAACATACAGTTACAAATCCTATTGATATATACGAATAAAACATAGTGCATCTCACATCCTCAAACACCACATTATTAAATACAATATCCAGTATTGCGTATATAAACATTTCAATGACAAATACTCTATGGTATATACAAAATAAAAACACCTTTGACAATACATAGAACAATATTGCATTAAACAGTTTGGCGTTAAAGAATATGGTAAGGTACTTGTCCGAAAACGGAGTGGCATACTGAATGTACTCCAATGTGTCACCATCATAATACTCAATAATATCACCTGTGCCAACAGAGTGTATAACCTCACACTGATGGACAAGTATTGCAAGACAGAACAATATAGGATAACATCTTATCACCCAAATAAGAAACGTCCTGTATAAATTGTTCAAACTTTCCTCTAGCATTTTGTCTTTCATAAATTTACTCTCCTGGACAAATTCCTAATAATCTCTTCTTTCGTTCTCCCTTTCAACAGGTTAAGATCAATTGTTGCAGAACCTACCTTTACGCAACCATCAGATATGTATTGCTGCACACGTTCGTTTACCAGATAGTCCGCACCAAGCATATCCAATCTTGAAAGTCCTTTCACATCATTTCTTCTGCTTAATACAAATCCACCTACTGTTCTCCATATGCGTCTGTATTGGCTTATTCCGTCCTTTACAGGCATGATTATGTCGTTTTCAAACAATGGTATTCCGTTCATGTCAAACACGCCTGTAAACCATTCTACAACACAACCACTGCTATCTCTTACACGTCCATAAGCATCTATGGATACATCGTCAATAAGAAGTTCATATCGCCCCGTTACTCCATTAAATATACGGAGTAACGGGAAATTAATGTCATTTCTTTCCATTTCCCTTAATCGCTTCAATACATTCCTTTGCCCCATCATCGAAACCATGCTTGTATCCCTTAGCGTATTCTCCAATGTTATACACCGCCATTGCAAATACAAACAGGATGATACCTAAAGCCTTATGCCAACCGGGTAACGAGATGGAAAACGGCTTAAATGTAATTGTTAGATCTCCAACCCATAATAGGGCGATAATACATATAATTGTAAATAATATTGTTTTCATAATCAATATTTTTTTCCGTGAAACATAGGTCTTAGTTCATTGTATCTCATCTTCTGCTCAATATGCCATAGCAAATCTATGCCAAGATGTTTGGCTAGTGCAAAGATTGAAAATATCATCTCATTTACAATCGTAGAAAGATACTGGTAATCTACAATTGGTTTGGTAAATATGGAATATATCGCTTCCGTGAAACTCAATTTGCTGTACATACAGGCAATATCATCCATATATTCGGAGTTAATATCATTACTAGCAGATTCAAGGCTTATTCCTCGAAATCCTGCAAGGTCAAGCAGGCGTATAACCGCATCGCTTAGTTCGTCTGGAAGTGTGTCTTTTACATTTTTTTCAAAGGAACACTTAAATCGCTTTTCTTCTTCCACTAATGTAGGATAGCGATTATAGTCCATTTCAAAACGTGATTTACATTTCTTTCCTAATCTTCCCTTTCTATCCGCTTCCACAGCTTCCATAAGCTCTCCAACGATAAGACAAAGGAAGTGTTCATCACTCAATTCTTTATCGTGGAAACCATGCTCACAAGCTGTCTTATAAGCTATATCCCGTAGTTCGTTCAAATTAATATTATTCATAAATTTACTCTCTATCTGTTAATCAATCAGTTTAAATTCATAAACGAAAACATAAGGATTGGATTCCCATGTGCCCTTGCCTGATACTTTATCTATGAGGGCTGAAAAGGCTTCACGGGGTGTATCAAATCCATCGTCTTTGTTTCCCTCAAATTCATAAAATATAGATGGTGGAAACTCATCATCACCCGAATCTTCATATATCCCTTCTTTCAAGCAATCTTCATCGCTAATGTCCTGTAAACGTTCAATCTTGATGTCGGTAATTCGGATATGATGTATCATGAGGTCAGCGCGGACAAACATCTTATTTTCAAATCCTGCCCCACAATACTTTTTGTTAATTGTTGATGAATCTACAAAGAAATCATTAGGGCAATTCCCCACATGAAATATGGTTTCATAGCTTTGCGCAATGGCAACAACTTCACCAACCTTGTAGCGTGGAATAATTTCTCCCGAATCAAATTCCCTTTCATCAGCATCATACATACAAGGATAGCCAACAATCTTTTTATCAGAATGGCATCTGTGTATATTGAATCCAGCAACCCATTCTCCTTTAAAAGTTCTAGGACATTTGATTATTCTTCTCGTCATAGTCTTACGACCGTCCAACACCGCTTGTGTTAATCCAAATTTATCATTGAAAGATATCTTTTTCATATTTATATCAATTTTAATGCTTCCTGTAATCCAGCTTCAAGTGCTTCTTCGTAGCTATCCCATTCCTCTCCATCATTTGTTCCTTTATAAACAGAACTAGCCATATGAGTTCCATTGTCAGCTTTAGATATTTCGTATCCATAGCCACAAGCACAGTTGTATATACATATATGAATGTTCTTAGTTTCACGAAGCCACTTCTGGGCGATGGATTGTATTGGACAAGAATAGAATAATTTAGGTAAATCCTTACTAGTTCTAAATATGGTTTCCATCATCAAGCCTTTATCGTTAATGATATATTTGCAATACTCATTAAAGCCTTTCTCTTTCAGCAGTTTCGCTGTTTCTAATGTTACAAATTCTTCGGTCATGACTATTCTCCTTTCTTCTTTTCACATTCTTCACATTCTTCACAATGCAGCTTGTAAGCATGGGCAAACATTCCTAGAGTAACAGGCTCAAAGTGAAAATCCGCCTGTTTATCTTCTATGACAACTGAAACACATAATTGTCCATCACAAAAGTCAATATACGCTTCACCACCTCCATCTCCGTTAATGGAAAGTGTTTGTGTCTGTATGCTATTCATTATTCACCTCCTTTAATCTTTTAATTAGTGCATCAGCGCAATTAAGCGAATATTTAGCGACTACATCAGAATTAACACCATAGTCGTTTGCTATAACAATTTTAATAATGTCTTTTGCCAATTCGTACCTACGTTGTTCCCAATCAATGTTTTCACTAAAGAAATTAAGTTCTGACACCTTGATATACATGTTTCCCACCAATGCAGTACCATCATCATATAAATCCTTAATCTCTACAATTTCTCCAGTTGATTTTATTCTTGCTTTCATTGTTTAATCATTTATTATATTACCACCAAAACATTCCACCCCAAAATAATATAAAAATAATACCTGCTACAAGTTTGACAACAGCACCCAAACCAAAAGCACCGTCCTTACCATTAGATGCCCAAAACAACCAAAGTATTAAAACTATAATTGCCACTACATTATACCATGCTATTGTAATCATAATTGTTCCTCCTTTGTTTTAAAGTGTTCAATCAGTTCGTTTACGGTAGCCTTGTGAATTTTTCTACCTTCATTACATACTTCATCACCACATTTAAACCATAAATCCCCATCGGTAAACCATTGGTACTTGTCTGTATCATCCCTTAATGCAGCGATAGCTAGGAAAAGTTCCTCGTTAGCTCCGCAATCAACAAGGACATCTATTTCTTTAAGAGCATTTATATCATCATCGCGCCATGAATAAACCGAAATAATTCCAAACATACAAGTACATAGATTATGCCAACCTAAATATGTATTACAATAATAGCCAAGTTCTTTTAATCTATTTCTAATATTATCAGTATTTTTGCGTATGAAACACGGTGTTGTAAATCCCATAGTTATTCCTCCTTAATTATTCGCTCATTTATAATAAACTCTCCATGAATATCAATGGGAAGCATATTGGAAACACTCGCATGATAAGTCTTACCGTCCATTGCCTTACATAGTGGATGTATTTCTTTAGGCATAGGGGCAGGACATTTTTTACAATGTCTTATCATTTCAAAATGTCTATTTTCCTTATTGCCACAACATTCACAATGAATTGGATAGTAAAAATAAGTACGTTCCAACTGGGTTTCTTTTCCACATATTTCGCATCTGCCCCATTCTATTGAATTACACATGATTGTTCCTCCTTCTCTGTTTTAATATCTGTTACTTTACCACGACTGACAAAACACTGACCTATTCCCAAATCTAGTATGGCACAATAGTTATCATCTAAAATATTACAGCATTCCCGGGATAAGGAACACTCATTACAAAATCCTTCTGATGATTCATGCAGCACCCCATCTATTATTATTCCGTTCTTTATTTCCATAATTAATCTCCTTTCTGTTTAATCCGTTCAAGCACATCTCTGTTGGCTTCGAGTATCTCATCGAAAGTTTTTGTAGGTGTATTTGCAGATGTAAATGTATTTTCGGAATTGTTATTTCCGCAATACAAACACATTTGTGTAAAAGGTGAATATACCCTTCCACACTTCGGACAAATCCAACCTTGCTGTCCGAACATTCCATTAAAGTTTACTTCATTCATAATTACTCGGTTATTGGTTTATCAATCGGCATCCAGTGGGTTATATCCTTATCTTCAATCCAACCATTGGAGAGTGCCCACATGCCTTTGTTATATCCTTTATCTTTCCGCAGCCATCCTATGACATAATGCCGGATGGGGTTATTATCATAAAGAAGAACTTCCTTGTTAGGCTCCGGCAACCGCTCCTTAACACTTATCCAAGGAGATTGCTTGGATTGCCATTCGGCACCATATATGAATGCCTCTTTAACTAACCTCATTTCTAAGCTATCATCGTAATGACATTCATAACAATCTTCTGCCGCTTCTCTTGCCACTTCTTCTACTGTCTGTTTCATACGCATTTAGATTTATCAATTTGTCCTATTCGCTGTTTTTCAAATCCATCTATCTGTGCATCAGTAAGGTTGTTTAGCCATTCATCAGCATACTTTCTGTACTTGGCATGATTGCATTTATAAAACTCCAATCTAAGCCATTCAATAGTTATGTCCTTTTGTTTCATAATTGTTCCATTTTTAATTAACTCACACTAATTCAATTATAGTCTTCTTAAAATTAACATATAAAGGTATTGCTGACATACCCCCATTGCAATCCAACTGTCTTAAAGAGGGAACGACCTCTCCGTCATCATCAATCTCATAATCTACAATATAGGCTAACTTCTTTGCTTCGGGAACCAATATCCTTTCATTGTTCCTTTCATGAGCCATGACCGTTATACAGACCTTGCTTCCAACAGGAAATCCTTGGTTGGATTCAATGTATTCCTTTTCCAACTGAATTTTCTGATTCTTCAATTCCCTTATTTTTGAATCAATATCATTTTTCTTTGTCTGAAATTCTTCTTTGTTCATTTTTATATTGTTTTAAATATTAATCTTTTTCGATGAAAGTGTTAGTCGTGTTTATCACACCAGCAGAATCAACGCTCTTACCATCCCGGATAAACACTTTTTCTCGCATTAACTCTTCATAGTCATATCGTGACATTCCGATTACACACACACGACCATCAACATACAATTTACATTTCATTAATTCAGTTTCTTCTATCGGACCGATAACATCTATTTGAATTGTTCTTTTATTCATAATTCATTCCTTTCTATATCGTTTATAGTCATATCCAGCTATTTCCGTTGAAAATCAAAAATGGCTTTCTGTAGCTCTTCACTATCTTTGGGTATATGTGTTTCATCAATATGACAATAGCAATATTTGCTGCCGTAACTGCACACGTTGAATGTATTGTTCAGAATCTCGCCATATTCCCACCGTGCATTCGGATTCGGTATCCTACCTTCCTGGAGCCACTGCCATTCTGTTTTCATGTTCTCTCGATAAGCCATGTTTTTTTTTCGCTTCTCGTCCCTTTTATCTGATGCTTTTTTGTGCTCTTTTCGTTTAGCTCTAAGCATGTCCTTTGCAGTTTCAGAGTCTTTGTGAACTTCGTTGTCTTTGTAGTATGTTGCTTTCTGCCCGTGAAAACAATTAGTCCAACGTTCTTCACCTACCGCATCAGCGTTAGGTACATAACCCTCTTTTGCCCATTGTAATGCCGTTAATGCTTCCATAGGTCTTATTGTATTAAATCCAATTTATAGCTTCAACTTTCTTAATACATCTACCATCAGGGGGAGTTATTGTGAATCCTCCATATCCTTTGACTGATTCCTGCCGGTATGCCTCCGCAGAAGATGGAGGCAGCGCTTGACAAGACGCAGTCGCCGGGTTTCCACGCAGGGAAGCACCTCCAGGGTCACCACCACTGGCGCGTCCTGCCAGGTGATTCGCGGAAACATCTCTCCGAACTGTCCTTTGGGGATGTAAAGGGCTTCCTCGCCGGTCCACATCCCCGTGTCCCTTTCGGGAGGACAGGTGAAAAGATGTCCCGTACCGTTATAGTCCACGGCAAACCAGTATGTGTTCCTCATCCTTTCTCTCCGTCCTTGTCTTTCCCGGGAAAGGAAACTATGCCTTTTCCCAGCAGGTTCCTCACTTTTGCAATGGAGATGATGCATACAAGATTGTCCGGCTTTCCTTTCACATGGATGTACCATCTTCCGGAATCGTTTCCCGCATCGAAATGCAGGGGTTGGGTACGCGGATACCTGGCATCCAGTTCTTCTATCCGGCAATGAATCTCCTCTTTCAGATCATCCAGTGCGTTCCGGTCCTTGAGCAGGCAGTCCTTGAACTTCAGGATATGGCTCTGGAGCTCGTTGCCTTTCCTGTTGACCGACGCATAAGTCTGTATATAATGTATAAAGTACATACTATTATGATTTTAACGGTTTATTCTATTTCCTCGCCCCATAAATCCAGATCACTGGGGGCGGTCCTGATCTGATACGCAAGCCACAGCATGCCCAGTGCATACAGGGCCGCAAATGATATCCACAATACTGTCATATACCACCTCCTTTTATCTGCCGGTTCAGACTGATGTTCCTGCCG